AGCCCTTTACCTGCGCATCCATGCGGACCAGTTCGCCGTCCATGTAGATCGGTGCCGCGGCCTGAACGGTTCGTAGTTTGCCGGCGATGATCATCTTATCGCCCTGGCGCGGAACCCTCGGATCGATGGTCGGCGCCGGGTTCGTCATAACGACGCCGCCGGGCCATTGCGCGGCGCCAATCTGGGTCGGGCTCAAGGTGACTTGGCTATCGCCTTGCGTGATCCCGGAACCAGCGATCAATTGCTGTGGCAGGTATCCACGAACGAACGCCCGACAGGTGACAGACGAGACTGCCTGATTCGCGGCTCCAACGATGCGCTGCAACACGACATCCTCGCCACGGTTAGCGAGAAACCGATCGAGCTTGTCGATCTCAGCCGAAGCGCTCGGCATGATCAGCCGCGCGGCATGACATAGGCGCTGACGATGCCGCTCACCCACGTCCCTACGGACTTTATTTTCAGCCGATATTGGTCGAACAGCGGCACCGCGCCAGCATTGAGCGCGGTATTGCTCGCAAGCGTCCCGTCTGTGAGTGCGAGATTGGCGCTGGCTCCGTTGACGAGAGAGAAGAGGGCGACACCCGAAGCGGTGAAATTCGCCTCGTAGAGATCGGCCCAAGTCGTGCCGCCATCGGGCGAGGTCTGCACATAGGCATCGACGGAGGTTCCGCCCGTGCCGGCGAAGCGGATGAAGCCAGAGAGCCCAGCGAGCCCCTGTAGGCCAGTCAGCGGTGTGGTGGTCTGCGTTGCAGCGGTGGTCACGGTGACGGCGCCCAGCGTGAGGAGCGGCGAGACATCGGTCATCTGCTGGGCCTCACAAGGGGATTTCGCGGTAATTGTCAAGCACGTCGGTCATGTCCGGCGTCATGTTTCCGGAGGGACCGGAAGGAACCCAATATTCCGAGCGCCCAATGCCTGCGGTCTCTTCGGACTTCAGGAACGGGTCGCGCGACCGAGCATCGCGGCGAGCCTTGATCATGCGGACAGCGATATCCTCGACATCGGCGGCGCTGTCGATCAGCGCATTCTGTCCGGACTGCCCCGGCAGCGTCCAGCCGGCCTGATAGATGACGACCGTCTTTGGCGCGGCCCAATCCGCCGTCAGCCCATCTGAATTGAGCCGGAAGAGTTCGGAAGTTTTGGCGTCGATGTCGTAATCCGTGCCGGCGACGAGGACCGTATCGATCCCATCCGTCGTCTCGGTGACTGAAACGACCGAAACAAGCGGCCCATGCGCCAGTTGAAGCGACCAGTTCATGCCGCGCGGGGGGCGCTTGGCCTTGATCAGATCTTGATAGGTTTGGAGCGCGAAGACGCGGTTGCAATATTGCGAGATCGAGGCGGTAATCTGAGGAATCAGGATGTCGAGATAGGCATCATCATCGTTGCTCGTGAGGCTGAGCATGGCCTTGGCGCGGGCGCGTGTCGTCAGGCCAAGAGATGAGGCGGCGGTGACGACGGTTGAGATGACCTCGCGCGGATAGTTCATTTTCTGGTCATTTCCACGCCTCGTCCGGCACGCCGCTGGCATTGAAATCGGTCATCGACTGGAAGAAGACCTGGAGATCTTCACCGGGCCAACGCACCATCAACTCGGCATGGCCAATTGAAACGCGATTGGCGAGATAGAGCGAATTTCCGGCGCGCTGCCATTTGCGCCAGAACTCGATGTCCTCATCGATATGGCCGTCGTTCCAATCTCCTGCCGGCGATGGCACGGAATGGAACCAGGGCTTCGGAAGCGCCCGCAGCTTGTCGGCGCGGATCAGCGTCAGGCCGAAATGCGCAGTCGGAACCTGCTTGACATCACCGGCAAATTCCGAAAGAGGCACGCGCGGGGCGTTCTCGCCATCGGTGCCGTGGACCGTGAACAGGGCCGTCGATAGGTGGCGTGAAGACTGGATCGGGGCGAGCGCGTCGATCTCTGGATGCAGCATCATCAACTGCATCAGGTTCGCCAAATGCTTCGGCTGGAAGATCGAGTCGTAATCGAGCGTCAGGATCGCGTCGGGCTCGTCTTCTTCCAGGATCTTCTCAAAGACCTTGGTGAGCGACTGCCCCCAGAATGCGCCGCCATGCTTGCGGAACTTCACCTTGCACGCCAGCGCGGATTCCATGGCGCCGAATAGGTTATCCATAAAACCAAGGCGCGGCACGCTCATCGCGCCCGAAACTTTGATCTCGGACATGAACGGCTTATAGCCCTCCAGATTGAGCGAAATCGGGTAGGCCGCACAGTCGGCTATGTCGGACTCCCACGGCCGCAGCAGCACGAGGTCGTTTTCGGCCAGCAGCTTGCGGAGGCGGTCGCGGTCGAAGATGGACTGGTGGAAGTCGTTGCCGTCGACCTGGCCGCCCATCAGGAAGGATTCGTGCGGCGCAGCGTGGCCTTGGAGATAGCCCTCCGCGATCAGCCGGAAATCCGGGACCGCGATACGGATCCGACCGCCCTTTTTCAGAGCGCGGACCCATTCCTTGACGACGGCGCTGATCTGCCCGTGCGGGAAATGCTCAAGAACATGAGAGGCAACGATCTCGTCGACGCTCTCGTCGGGATAGGGCAGTGGGAAAATCTCGGAACCGTGATCACGGCCAAGCGGGATGAAGCCGGGGCGCGGAACCGGGCCGGCGCCAAGATCGAGTTTCATGCCGCCTCTCCTGCGGCGAGATCTTCGATATGGAACGGCCCTTTCACGCCAGCGCTGAAGCGCTCGGCAGCGGCCAGCGCACGCAGCACGCGCTTTCTCGGATCGCCAGTGGTTTCGGCCAGCGACCCGAGTGCGTAGCTTTCACCACAGCCCGTCGCGCCAAAGCCGCATTCCGATTCACCGACCTGGAAATCATCCTCGATATTGAAGAGGCGCCCGCGGAATCCTACGAGAAAACTGCCGCCGCTTTCGACGCTGCTGTCCTTCTTCAGGAAGCCGCCAGTCGAACGACACGCGCGAACCGCATCAACGAAATCGCCGACCATGTAGCGCCACGGATCATCCTCCGGATGCCAACGCGGCGGAACTAGCTTAACCGCTAGGAGTTGTCCCATACGGAAGGATGTCGTGAACCCCATGATGAATGGGCCGGTGCGGAAGACCTTGCGGTCGGCGCGGATGGTGAGATTGTATCCACCAACCCCGGCGCTATCGCCGCCAATGATCACACGGCCCTCGTGGGCCACGCCTACGATGCATGTCATGTTCGATTTCCTGTGTCGGCAGGAGGGGAGGGAACCGGCTGTCGGGGCCGGCTTTCGGTTAAGGCGCGACGAGGGCTACGAGCGGCCCTGCCGTAGTGTTGTCGCCCATGCCGTGCGTCACGATGTCGATGCGCTCGGTGCCGAGCACGGCGATCTGATCCGTATCGAGGTAACGATCCTCGCTCGTGCGCACTGTGACGCCGCGGCGCTGAGCAACGGCTGCCGCCAGACGGAGATCGCCGCAGAACATCATGGCTTTGCCGGTGAGCGACGAGGTCGAGGTCGGCAGCTTCGGCGTCAGGCGGATCGGAATGCCGAGATAGCGCCATACCGTCTCGCCATTCTCGATCGCGTTGGTAAGCGCGCCGTTGACCTGGGCGATGCGGAAGAAGCAATTCGAGAAGGCCGCGTGCGACATGAAGAAGGACGCGCTGGGGACGGCATAGGCGGGCAGCAGCCCGACGAATCCGGCTATGTCGGTCGCATCGAGCGTATTGAAGGCGGTGTGCGCTGATGCGGCGGTGTATTTGCCGGCGTTGTGGTTTCCGTCGACCGCCAGGGCCGTCAGACCGCGCACACCACCAAAGGCACTTGTGCCGTCGCCCGTGAAGCCCCAGCTATCTTCCTGGTCAGCGAAACTCCATGCCAATTCTTCGGCGAGCCAAGCCGCCAATCCCACCGTCTCATCCTCGTAGACTTCAGAGGAAAGGCGCACGAGGCCGGCGAGTTTCTTAGCGGTGAAGCCGATGGCATCGAACGCTGCCGAAGATTCCCCGGCCGCGGAACCCTCTCCCGTCGCGGCGACGGTTAGGCCGGTGACGCGGCGCGGCCAGGACCGTGCATCGCTGCCGATCGGGAGCACCCGGGCATTCTTGCGGAAGACGCCCGCCAAATCGCGCAGGCTGAGGATTTCCTTCTCAAGTTCGTCCGTGACGAGAAAGCCGCCAGCAGAATTGACGCCCTCGGTCTGGGATTTGATTCTGATGCCGAGTTTGACGCATTCCTTGATCGCCGCAGCATCGCCATAGATAGCGGCGCGGATCTGCAGCCCAGCGCGATAGGCGCGCTCCTCGCCGCCCGACCCCGTGAATGCGCGGCCGCGCAGCATGTGTGCATCGACCATGCCGAGATCCTTTGAATGCGGATAGAGAAGAGACGCCCCGCCGAAACGGGGCGCCGTATCGGTCGAGAGGCTTAGCCCTCGATCAGGGACAGCACGCCGGCCTTGGTCGCCGTCGAGGGCGACTGCTCGGCGCGGAAGCCGTTGGCCGTCACCTGGAACGTCTGCGTGGTCGTGGGGGAGATGACCACGTTCAGGTAGCGCTTGCGCGAACGGGCATCGACGTTGAACTTATAGGCGTTCACGCCCGTGGTCCGGCCGATGCCGACCACGAAATCGACATTGGTCGCCGTGGCCGAGCCGCCGCGGAAGCCGACGCAGTCGACGAAGGTCGAGGCGACGGTGGTATCGCTTTCCTGAATCTTGAGCACGCTCGGCGAGCCGGCCTGGGTGGAAGCAGACTGGGTCGTGGCCGAGATGTCGATCGTGGCGAAATCGACGCCGAGAAGATCGATATTGGCCGACGTGGCGGTCGCGGCATTGGTCGCGGACGCCGACCCGGTCACAGAATCGAGCAACAGTTTTGCAGCGGGAAGCATGGGGATCTCCTTCGCGTCCGGAATGCCGGCGCGTCAATGAATCGGATGGGAGGGATTGGAGCGGCCGAAGCCGCCCCGCACCATTACGGCGAGACGAGGGCGACGAGCGGGCCGGCCGTGGTGTTGTCGCCGAGATCATGGACGTTGACATCGAAGCGCTCGGTGCCGAGCAGACCGATCTGGTCGTTTTCGAAGTAACGGTGATCGGAGCGCTTGACCGTGACGCCGCGGCGTTCGCCCATCATCGCCGCCTTGTTGAGATCGCCGAACAGGAACTGCACCTTGCCCGAGCCCGGAGCCGCAACCGGCAGCTTCTGCGCGATGACGACCGGGAAGCCCAGCAGGCGCTTCTCGATGCCCTCGCCCAGGATGTCGAGACGGTTGCCGCCGGACCCGGCGGTCAGGGTCGCGACAGCCTGATAGAACATCTGCTGCGACATGTACCACTTGGCGCCAGGCAGCGCGTATTGCGGCAGGGTGCCCATCAGGCCGGTGAAGTCCTTCAAGACCAGGGACGTGAGCGTCGCGCTCGTCGCCGTCAGCTTGCAGGCAGTGTGGCTGCTGTCGACAGCCAAGGTCGTCACGCCGCGCATGCCGCCGTAGGTCGAGGTGCCGTCGCCGTTGAAGCCGGTATCGTCTTCCTTCAGCGCGAAGGCATAGGCGATTTCGCCGACCAGCCAATCCGCGATCGAGACGACGGCATCATCGGCGATTTCATTGGACATGCGGGTCAGCACGCCCAGCTTCTTCGCGGTCAGATTGACGTTGTCCCACGCGGCCTGGGATTCGATCACGGCGGTATTCTCGCCAGTGAAGAACGCGGTCAGACCGCCGGTACGACGCGGCCAGTTGAGCGTGTCCGAACCCATCGGCACGACCTGGCATTCCTGACGGAACACACCGTAGGTTTCACGGAGCACGATGATGTTGTGCATCAGCTCCTCGGGTACCAGGAAGCCGCCCGCGCTGTCGACGCCCTCACCCTGCGCCTTCTGAATCGAGATGCCGCGAGACTTGCACCAGTCCTTGGCCTCGACGTTGTCGAAGATCGTCGCCTTGAACCACATGCCAGCGGTATAGGCCTGATCGACGGCGCGCACCGTGCGCCCCTCGATTTCGCGATCCTTGAAGTTCTTCAGGCTCGAATAGAGCTTGTGGGCCGAGAGCGGCGCATGCGGCGTCAGACGGTCCTGGCCTGCGACCGGCGTCGCGAGATTGCGCGCGATGGTCTCGGCCTCTTCGACGCGGCCGAGCCGCTTGGTGACATCGACGAAACGCTCCTTCAGCGCCTCATAGATCTCTTCCGTGAAGCCATCGGCGTCGGACTTGCCGGCCATGACTTCGATTTCGTCGGAGATCTTCGCGAGCTCCTGCTTCAGTTCGTGCTTCTTGGTCGCCATTTTGAATTTCCAATCGCTGGGCGCTCATAGCGCCGGTGCACGCTGCCTAAGCGCGCGGAAAGGCATAACCAGCGCGCGATGCGCGGCGTCGAAACCAACCCTCTCGGGTGGCCTATCGGTGGTTGTTCAGGCTTTGAGGGAGGCTTTCAGCGCCTTCGCCTCGCGGATACGCTTGGCGCGCGGGTCTTCCTCGGGCACGGGGATTTCAAGCCCGTTGCCTTGATTTTCGTCGCCATCCGGTTCGTCAGTCGCGTTGCTGTCGAGAACCTTCTGGAGGTGGTCTATTGCCTGCTTTACGTGCGCCGCGTTGGCGCCGCTAACACTTCGCCCGGATTTCTCGGTGGGCGCTGCGGCAGTCTTTTCGGGCTGTGGCAGATGGACGGCGCATTCCGCCATATCCTTCATGCCGCATTCCTGATCCATCGCCCGTCCGCATGAGCCGGTGGGCATATTATCGGTGCTGGCGGCCTTGGCCTCGCCGAACTTTTCCTCGTAGCCGTCGAGCGCCGATTTGGCGTCTTCCAGCACAGCGGCCGGCGCGGCGGTCTGCATCAGCCGAGACGCCGCCGCATGGGCGCCGCCTTTGATCGCCTTCAACTCGCCGTCTACGATATCGGCGAAGGGCAGTTTGTAGCTGCTGCGGAGCAAAGGATTGGCCGAGTCATGGATAAGGAAGCCGCGGGCAGCCTTCTCAGCGTCCGGGCTGTCGCCGTCGAAGCCGGCATCATCGAGCATGCGCTTGGCCGCGGCGGGGCCGTCCCAGCCATCGGCGCCATCGGTCGGTAGATCGCGAGCCGCGCCGACCTTCCAATCGCTCTCGTCCGACTTGGCGAGATACTTCTGGCGCACGGTGCGGGGTGTCTTGGCGGCCCGAAAGATCTCCTCCAGGAGATTGCGCGGCACCATGATTTGGTCGCCGGTATCGAGCAGTTTCTCGGCCCACTCGCGCAGGGGTGAAGTGTCGATGCCCTTGGCCCGCGCCTCGCCCAATGCGTTGGGATTGCACGGCACCGGACAGACCGAGATTTCAAGCAATTCTTGCTTCTTGAAATCGATGCCGTAGGGACGATCCTTGTCAGCGGAGAAGGTATATTCGAGCGGGATGAAACCGACCGAGACGGCATTGATGTAGCCGCCCTTCACCATGAGATAGATCGAATCTGCGAACTGGCTGATCTCTGGCGGCATGAACTCGATATCGCCGACGAGTTTGCCCTTGCTCGGCCCGACGTTGGAGGCGCGGCCGATCGGCGGCGCGCTCGAATCATGAGCCCACAATGCGACCGGGTTCTTGACAAACGAGGAAATGTCCCAGCCATCCGCCGCAATGGTGTCGCCGGAACGGTCCACGCTGCTGTCGCTGAAGACGAAGCGCATCGTCCGATTGTCGAGCGCTTCCGGTGTCTCGGTCGCGAAGCGCAGCACGGTCCCGTCAGGGCGCGTGCCGTCCCTCGCCGAGGCGCGAAACTCTTCGACGGTCAGAAGCTTCTTCGTCATCTCGACTCCTATCCGCCCGGAATGGCTGCGGGATCGCCGTCACCGCCGGCCGCCGGGGCGCCGGTCTGGTCACTGCCGGGACCCGCAGTACCCGCGTTCGTGTTCTGGCCAGCTTGGCTGATCGGGACCATGTTCGCCGGCACCAGGAGGACGTTGCCCTCCGGATGCGGATTAAGGCCGAAGCTGCGGCGCCCTTCATTCGGCGTCGCAATGCCGCTGACACCCAGCACACGCGCGGCATTTGCCCGGGCGGCGAGGTCGGCGCGCATCAGTTCCGTCGTATCGAATTCAATATCGAGATCGTCTGCCAAGCCGAAATAGGCCGTGAGCTTCTGTTCCCAGCGGACCAGATCGGGATGTACCGTGTCGGTGTAATGCGCCAACTGGATCTGTTCGAAGGCTCGTGCAGCGCCGCCATCCATCACGCCGACCTTGGCCGGCGACACGCCGAAGATGCGGCAGATCTCTTCGACCTGGAATTTACGGCCGGCGATGAATTCCATATCGACTGATGTCATCGTCAGGGCCTGCCATTTCAGGCCCTCTTCCAGGATCGCGGTCTTGCCGCTGTTCGCTACGCCGGTATGCAGGTTGCGCCAACTGTTCGTCAGCCGCTTCGCCGCATCCTCGGAAAGCTTGCCGTCCGTTTGCAGGACGCCGCTCGGGCGGGCGCCATTGCCGGACAGGTTAGCTGCGTGCATCTCCTGTGCGGAAGCGAGGCCGATCGCCTCGCGCGCCAACCCGATCGGCGACAGGCCCCACAGCGAATTGCTCGACATACCTCGGAGATGAAACATATCCTCTGCGGGTATCATTATCTCGAATTCTCGCAACACGAACAGATCGTGCTGGCCGGCGCGGGCGACCGAATAGAAGATCTCGCCTTTCTGGCTCTCGTAGATCATGACCCGATCCGGATTGATCGGAACCATCTGGAGCGGCCTTCCGCGACCGTCGCGAATGACTACCGCATAGGCGTTGCCGCGCAGTAGCAAGCCAACCTGCATCATCTCGCAGAATTCGAACCAGGTCTGCCAGTCATTGGGTTTGCGGAACAGCTTGAACAGTGGCTCGTTGCGCGCATCAGTCCGCGTGCCGTCCTTACCGACCCGGGAAATCATCGGGGGAAGCTTCGCCACGTCCTGCGAACGAATCCGCACACAGGCCATGACCGTCGTAACTTGCATCGCCGTCGTTTGATTGACGAAGATGCTGCTATTGGTGCGGCCGGTAAAGCCGAACTCGTTGAACCATTCCTCGACGCTGGACTTGCTTCGTTTGAATCCAGAAGAGATGCGCGACCAAATCCCCATCGGCCCGCGCTCCTCAAATCATCAGCAGGCCGCCGGCACGCTCGTCGGTGTCGTAGATCGAGACGCCGCTTTCGGGGTTCAGAGCCATCAGTGCGACCGCATTGAACGCCGCAACCAACGGATCGATTTTCGCCGTACCAGCCGCGGCCTTCGTGATCGCAATCGCGTTGCCTCTCGGCTCGACCTTCGCGTTACCGACCGACCAAGTCATCAGCGGCTGATCTGCGTGAACGAGCGTCCCATCCGCGAATTTGCGTTCCATCGTCTTGATCGCGCCGGCCAATTTCCAGCCCTGCGGAATGCCGATGATCCGAGCGCCGATGATATTGCGCTCGGCTAAGGCGTCCACGATCGCACCGATACCGACCGGATCGAGCCCGACGCTGATCAATTTTCCAGCGTCATCGATCATGCCGACCGTCTCGACGATATCGTCGATATCCTGGCCCAAGGTTCGGACCAGCGTCAGATCGCCATCCCGTTCAAAATCAAGAAGCCTGGCCGCCTCGCTCTTGCGTCTCTCAAGAGCAGAACTATGCGCCCACGCATGAACCCAAAGCAGCCAGCGCCGCGTTTCCTTTTCGCGCCCGATGACGGCAAGTCCGAGTAAATCGTCTAGGCCGCCGCCGTCAATGCCGACCGTGACCGCATCCGAGCGTTCGATCAGGCTTTCCAGCGTAATGCCGGGCTCGGCCGCATTCTCGTAGAAGTCGGCGCCGACCCAGCGATCGCCCCGGAGTGACAGACCAATCTCGACATTCAGATGCTTGGAGAGGAAGCCGCGAAGAGATTCCTCGCCGCCCTCTTTTGCCTTGGCGAACTCGCCCTCAAGGAACTCCTCATCGACCGACGCACCCAAATTCGGGTTGGTGATGTAGAAGTTTTCCGTAAGACGTTCCGCCCGCGACTTCAGCAGCGCGTCCGGGAACTCGTAGAGCACGCCGAGAGATTTCTTGTCCTTGATCCGTCCGTCGCGCACACCGCGGAAATAGTTCAGCTTCTGGCGGAAGATCCCGGCAGGCGAATCATCGGACTGCGTCGAGAGATAAATCACGAAGCCTTCGGGCCGAGAGGCTAGACCGCCGCACGCCTCGCGTAGCATGTTCTCCGCATTGGGGCGCTTGCCGAACAGCCACAATTCATCGACCAGAACGCCGATCGCCTTCTTGCCGCCAACCGTCTCATTGTCGGCCGCAACCGATTTTAGAGTTGCGCCCGTGAGCTTGTGCGTGATCGTGCGTATATGCGACTGCACGTGAAGTAGTTGAGATAACTCCTCGTCCGCCTTGATCATATCCGAGGCCGGCTTGAACGAATTGTCGGCAATCTCGATCGTCGGCGCCAAAATGATGAACTCGCCCGACATCCTCCAATTGCGGAGGAGGGCTGTCAGCATTATCGCGGCGGCAATCGTACTCTTGGAATTCTTCTTGCTCACCAGCAGAAAGAACTCTCGGATCAGCCTGCGCCCCGCCTCAGCATCATAGGCGCCGAATATTGCATCGCAGAAATCGAAGACCCATGGGCGACAAGCCTGACCGATCATCGGACTGCCTGGCGCGTCCACGATCCGCAATTGGCGAAAGACATCGCTGGCCGCCGCCGCCTCCTGCGGGAATAGCGGCTTGAACGGGATGAGAGACCGCCCCTCGATTATCCTATCTTGCCAGTCGGGACAGGCCGTATCCCAAGTCGGCGTCACTTTGTGTTATCGGCTACCAGTTTCGGCCCGGTCGGCGTAGCGAACCGACCAGCACTTGCCGACTTGGCCGCGTCTGCCGCAGCGCCCTTCTTGTTGGCTGCGACCTCGGCTAGCTTCGGCCGCTGGTACGGCATCACCGCGATTGCCAGGCGCACTTTGTCATCCATAGCGGCGGCAGCGTCGTTGATCACATTCATGGCGAAATCGTGAGCGTCCTGGAATTTCGTTCCGGCACTCGGTCCCGCGACCAAATTGGCAACTGCGGCAGCAACCGGCGAAGCCTTGGCGGTCTTCTTGTAATGAGCGCCCTTCTTCGGCCCGGAGCCGGGTCTAGCTCCTCCGCGCGGCATGATTAACCCCTTGAACGAAAATGGCCGTTTGAACAAAAGTTCATATTAGGATGAGATTTTCTGCGCGTGAG